GAGAAGCGCGAAAAAATGACTAAATTGCAGCCGTGTAGACATTAGAAGTTTGCAGGTTTGTTTTTGTTTCAGCAGCGAAAAGGGGTTTATCCAACGGGGTAGCCCCTTTTTTTTGCGTAAAAACTTGCGTACACGAAAAAACCTTCGTAGATTGCGCTCATAACGAAACACAAAAACACATTTCAACGATGACAAACTACACACAAACCTTTCAGACGCCAGCAGGAGCAATGCAAGTATTGAACTTGGACAACACTGACCAAATCTTCACGCTCTTTATTAACAAGACGTATTACGAAGGAGGCGTTATTAAGCAAAAGACATTGATGCAGAGTGGAGGCACGAAGGTTACTACTTGCCACTACTGCGACAAGAACGAGGTCTTTGTGGTAAACAATACAATCGTCAAGTAAAAAAAACGGGAGCGGCTACGGTCGCTCCCCTTAATACCTGAATCATGTGGCGCGAAGGCTACGACTACCCCAGCGACGACGAAGAACACGAAGACGACTTCATGGAACGCGCTGACCACGATTACGAACAACTAAACGACAAGTAACATGAAAGTAGGTGACATTACACACGTAACGCACATTCACGGCGAACTATTGGCAAAGCCTTATTACAAGCTGTTAGTAGAACTGAAAGAGCCTGAATCATGGCATAAAGCCATGTTTCCGAATCAAAAAGGAATTCCCCATCACTGCGTTTTCAAGACGCGCGAAGAGGCCGAGCAATATGCAAAGCAAAATCTAAAACAATGAGCAAACCAATTTGCGTACGCAGCAGCGTACACGTGAAGCCAACAAGCGACTTCAATGCTTGGCAACAAGAACTGGCCGAGGAACGCCGTTTCCGTCGGTTGATTAATAACATGGCTGCCGACTTGGTTGCGGCCTACACAAAGCGAAACAAATGAGTGCAATTGACGAACTGAAAGCGTTATCGGACAAATACGATATGCGCGCCGATCACTTCCACAAAGACCAACGCGGCTTTGTCATCATGACGCGCCGAGGCGTGGAACACGTACAAGCCAAAATAAAGGCCGTGGTTCGCTTCGAAATAGTGCCGGAATGGTCTGACCCTACTGAGGGAAGATATTGCGTTAAAGCATACGCAAAATGCGAACTGGGCGAAGTAGAGACGTACGGCGAGGTGAGCAAAGGCAACAACCGGAACGCGTACCCGATTGCGATGGCCGAAAAGCGCGCTTTGTCGCGTGCGGTTTTGAAGCTTGCCGGGTATGGCGGTATCGTTTACGGCGAAGACGAAATTGACGAATGAACCTCGACGAGTTTTTCGAAGCAGCAGAAGCCGACCAGCAAGCGCACCAAGAACGCTTAAAGGATTTGGCGCTGCATCTACTCAGCACGTCAACAATGAAAGACGACGACGAAGGATTAACCGACGAGATAATAGAAACCGATCCCACGCCGCACCGTTGGCGCGAGATATTCGAACGACTACAATTAAACCAATTACGCGCAATCGACCTGCCGAATTGGTCACAAACAGAATTCACTAAATCCTATAAAAAACATGGAATTAACAATTGAAGGCGTAGTGCGCCGAGTAAACCAGCCGCAAGAATTTGCAAGCGGCTTTCGCAAATGCGAAGTTCACGTAGAAGTGCCCGACGGCGAATACAAGGATATTTTTCCCGTCGAGTTCATTAAAGACATGGCCGACGAAGCCGGCACGCTTACGCCCGGCATGCAAGTAAAGATGCGCTGCAACGTACGCGGCCGCGAATGGGATGGCGGTGAAAAAGGGTGGCGCGCCTTTATGAGCTTGACCGTATGGAAGTACGAGATTTTGACAGAAACGGACGAGATGAAAGCGCAAGCCGCAGCAATTGAAAAACTGGCGAAAGATGATTGGCCGTGATAAAGTACGCTGGGTGGTAAAGCTACCCGAACACAAAACGCAAGTGCGCTTTGAGAACCTTAAAAGCTGTCAACGCTACTGCCGCGATTTGTACCAAAAAAAAATTAAGTATGAATGCAACTTCTATTATGAACCTGAAACAGTTTCTGAAACATCACTTTGAGAACCTCGATGAAGCCGCCGACGTGCTGGACGTAAGCCGGCGCACCGTCGAAAACTACATCTATGTGAACCCGTGCGGCATCTTAAAGCACAGCGCCAAATTCGTGCAGCGCAAAGACGTTAATCCGCTCGACCTGTTCGACGCGGTTGCGGAAAGCATGGAGCAGATCAATGAAAACAGAGCGAAACAGTAAACCAAACCCAAAAACAAATGTTTAACCTTTCACAACATTCGGGCGCGAATCAAAATACGCAAACGGTTTTGCAAACCACCAGCTACGACGACTTCGGTTACATAACCGGAAACCGCGAAATTGACGAACCGAACGTAAAGTCGCTAACTCATCAGATCGCGCAAGTCGGACAATTGCAACCCATTCTCGTAAATGAGAAAAAACAAGTAATTGACGGCCAGCACCGTGTTGAAGTTTGCCGGCGGTTATCCATACCCGTCAGATACATTGTAAAGCCCGGCGCAGGAATTTCGGACGTAATCAGCGCAAACGTAGTCGGTAAAAAATGGCGGCCAATTGACTACGTGAAAAGATATGCGGCGGAAAACAACGAACATTACGTTAAGTTGCTGGCGTTTATCGAAAAGTGCCAAGGCCATAAAATAAGCGCAACGAGCGCCATTCACCTAACGCGAGGCGGGCACAGCGATTCCACGTATTACCATTACGAAGATGGTACTATACGAAAGCACAGCGGAACTTTGAAAGTAAAAAAACTGGGCATTGCGGGAACAGATGTAAAAATTGGGCGGTTCAAAATGCCGAGCGAAAAAGTTGCCGAGCAGCGTTTGCGTGCAGTTGTTCAGTTTAAACAATGGCCGTTCTACCGTCAAACGTCCTTTATCAATGCTTTGCTGCAGGTTATGCGAATTGCCGATTTTAAATTAAAGCGGCTTGTTGACAACGCCCAGCGTTACCCGTCGCGGTTTACTAAAGAACCGGACGTCGAAAGCTTTGTGCAGATGTTCGAAACGGTTTACAATTACCGCCGATCGGATAAATTGCCTTTGGTTAATCACCCTGAACGCCGCAAGTGAAGCGCGCCGGGTTATTCATCCCAATCGACATTTGGAATCTTGGCGAGCTGCACCCAAATGAACGGGTGCTGCTTGCTGAGGTTCTGAACTTCGAATCGCAAGGAAAAGAATGCTTTGCCAGTAACGCGCACTTCGCCGAACTGCTCAACGTATCAGAAGCCACTGCACGCGGATACATTTCCAAGCTTTGCAACGCCGGTTTTTTGATTCGCGAAGGCGACAGATACAACAGGCGACTGCGTAAATCTGCGCAAACGAGTGCGCAAATCCGCGCAGACGAGTGCGTAAAATCACGCAAACGAGTGCGTAAATCCACGCAAACGAGTGCGCAGAATTCAGCACATAATAAAACATATAATAAAACAGAGAATAAAACACTTAATAAAAGCGCGCATACGCGCGAGGTTGTTTTACCCTTCCAAACCGATACCTTTGAAAGTGCATGGAACGAATGGAAGGAATACAAGCGCACCGATCACCGATTCAAATACAAAACCGCCCAAAGCGAACAGCGGGCACTAATCAAACTTCAAAATGAACACCCCACAGAAACAGACGCCATCGAAGCCATCCACACAGCTATCGCCAACGGTTGGAAAGGGCTTGTATTTGGCAAGTCCAAGAATGGCCGACCTAACGCCCGAAGAGCGCAAAACCTTGAGAGCGATGTCAACCGCGAAAAGCTTGCAGAATTTGCAAGAACAGGACGTATCAACGCTGACGGTGGAAACGTGCTTTAAAGGCACGAACGTACAAACCGCCATGAAGGTGGACGAGGTAGCGACGCGGGCCGCACTGGTCGCCATGATTACCCGAACCGTAAAGTTTATAGACGCCAACAAGACGTTAACCACGCCGGAGGAAATCAGCCTTACGATAAACGAACTTTTGAAAACATACCCCTGCTTCACCATTGAGGATTGGCGGCTGTGCTGCTACCACATGGCGAAGGAAGTTTATGGACCGTATTACGAACGCTTGAAGCTGGCGCAGTTCGTCGAGTGCTTCGGCAAGTACAACCAAGCAAAAGCGCCGATCGTGCAAACCATTCGCGACCTTGAACGGCAGGACTTCGAACGCGAGATGAAAGAGGCTATACGCTACCTGCAACCCGAATACGCGACGCAGACAAACCCACAGGCCGCACGGGTAAGCGCCCCGGAATGGATGCGAGGCGAAGACCGCCTGACGTACACCGAACGCGAAGAGATGGAAAACCGAGCAAAACAAGCGAAGCAATGAAAACTACAAAACAACTTTTGGTGGGCAAGATGAATCTCATGGAAGATTTCACAAGCCACGCAAAAACATCATTTTTAAATTTTGAGATGTTGACAGACCGAGCAAACCAGTTACACGCAGAAATTGAAATTTTGTGGGAAACGCTGGAAAAACGCCCAAACTCATTCAGCTTTAGCGAAAAAAAATATTTAACAGAATTGACCAAAACAATGCTTATTCTGAACGCAATGGTAAATGCTGCATACCGTGTTGTCGATGCTCATTTTTTTGAAGAGGAATTACATGACAAACATTGAACGCTTTTGGCTCGACCTCATCGACGGGCGCAAACACCACATTCAGACGCTGTACGGCACGGACGCCATGCAACGCTACCGGCCGCATCCGATGGAACGCGAATACTTCGTCAACAATAACGGGCATATATGCAACCACCCCGAAGTGCTTAACTACAACCGCCGGTTCTACGACTACTGCGAAGAGCATTACCAAGAACAGAAGCAACGATACCTGCAGCAGATCGAGGCAAACAAACGCAATTACGAAGCCAGCAGCAGCTACAAAACGCTGCAACGAGAGCGCGAAGAATTGGTATCGTACATTCGGGGCATAACCGTACGCGATGCCAGCAAAAAAGAAACTAACTCACGCACAACTAAAAAAGAAAGTCGATGAATGGTTCAGCAAATACATACGTTGGCAAGCGGCCGACCGTGACGGTAACGCTGACTGCTTCACCTGCGGCAAGACGCTGCACGCGTCCAAACTCCAAGCTGGTCATTTCGTTTCCCGCAGGTACGCCGTGCATAGGTGGGAAGCTGACAATGTCCGACCGCAATGCGTTGCCTGCAATCTTTACGCCCAAGGAGAACAGTGGATTTTTGGCCGCAATATTGACCTGCAACAGCCCGGAAGAGCTGAAGAGCTTATGCGAACAAAGAACGAAAGCCGAAAGTTTACGGTTGCAGAACTACGAAACTTATATGATCATTACCGGAATGAATCCCTACGAATCGCGGAGCGAAAGAACGTCGCGCCTAGGCCGAGAGAAGCGGCAGAAGTACGACGAACTAAGGGAAGTAAGGAACGCCCTATTAAACGCCGGCCCGGATGACTATCCAAGCAACGGTAAGGAATGGCGATGGAATCAATTTAAGCGCATTAACAAAGAGTTGTACGAACTAACGGGCCACCACGGTTACAACTATGGCAAGCATACCTAAACGACACAGGCCCAGCCCGTGGCACAACACACAACGCAAGCCGAACGAACGTGTGAACCGCGAGCCACGATATAGCAGCACGCGCTGGCGTAAACTGCGCGCGCTATTCCTGCGCGAGAATCCTACATGCGTAGAGTGTGGACACCTTGCGAACGTATGCGATCACATCACGCCCGTAACACAGGGCGGCGACTTTTGGCACGGGCCATTTCAAGCCATGTGCGACAGCTGCCATGCACGTAAGTCACGCACAGAGCGCAAAGATTTGCAAGGGGGTAGGGGGTTTTGAAATGTTCATCCGCCCAACGAAAAGTCCCGCGCACCTCTTCTTTTTTTCGCGTCTACTTGAAACCTAAAGGGAAACGCCCGTAAATTGGGCGCATGAACGACGCACAATTCCAACGATATACCGAGCGCGTAGCGGAATACAGCACGCGCAGCGATCTAACCAGCGGCGTAAAGTCGCTAATTCAAACGCTGGCCTGCGTAGAAATTGAAGAGGAAATGCTGCAGGCGTATTGCAACGACAACGGCACTTGCTACATGGTGACGGGCAAAAGCGGCGACGTGTACAGCCGTGCGCGCCCCGAATGGCAGCAGCTGAAGGAAGCGCGAATGCGTAAGCAAGCAATGATTGCCACGCTTGAAAGGTTGGTAGGTACAACGACGGAAAGCGAAGAAAGCGTTGACGGATATTTCTCCTGAATACTATTTCGACGAGGAAAGCGCCAACCGTGCCGTTGACTTCATCGAGAAGTTTTGCACGCACGTCAAAGGCGAGTTAGGCGGGCAGCCGTTTTTGCTGGAGGATTGGCAAAAAGACGACATTATCCGGCCGCTGTTTGGATGGAAGAAAGCCGACGGCCGCAGGAAGTACCGCACCTGCTACGTAGAAATTCCAAGAAAGAACGGCAAGTCGAATTTAAGTGCGGCCATTGCGCTGTACATGCTGTTTGCAGATAACGAACCCGGCGCGGAAGTGATAAGCGCAGCGGGCGATCGCAACCAAGCGAACATAGTTTTCTCGATTGCGCAGGAGATGATCCACAACAACAAGCACTTGAGCCAGCGCGCCAAGGTGCTGCGTTCGCAAATCGAATACAAATCTAGCTTTTACAAAAGCATCAGCGCCGAGGCCAGCACGAAACATGGCTTTAACTGCCACGCCGTTATATTTGACGAGTTGCACACGCAGCCCAACCGCGATTTATGGGATGTTCTCGTAACATCTACGGGCGCACGTACGCAGCCTTTGATTATCGCACTAACTACCGCTGGCCATGACCGTAATTCGATTTGTTTTGAAGTGCATGAGTACGCTCGGCAAGTGGCGGCGGGCACTTTACGCGATGAAACTTTTTTACCGGTACTTTATGCCGCTGATGAAAGCGATGATTGGACAAGCGAAGAAACATGGAAGAAAGCCAATCCGGGATATGGCAGCATCTGCACCAAAGCGTATTTCGAACAAGAAAGCAAGAAAGCGCAGAACGTCCCGTCGTACCTGAACACGTTTCTACGTCTGAACCTTAATATTTGGACGAGCGCGGAAACGGCATGGATTCCCGACGACGTTTTCATGCGCGGCGCTGACCCTATACCGTGGGAAAAGCTGCCTAGCTTGCCGGCCTTTGGCGGCCTCGACCTTGCAAGTACGCAGGATTTAACAGCCTTTGCTTTGCTATTCAGGGACGACGAATGCGATTGCTTTTACTTGATTGTTCACCAGTTTGTGAATCAGGATAAAGCCGATTCTAAGAAACTAAGCGCGGGCATTGATTACCACCGATTTGCCAAGGGCGGGCATATAACCATAACGCCGGGCAACGTAACGGACTTTCGTTACGTCAAAGAACACATAGTCGAGGCGTGCAGCAAATACGACGTGCGCAGCATCGGATACGATCCGAGGTTCAGCACTTACATCGTTAGCGAGTTGATACAAGACGATATTGAAATGCACCCAATGGCGCAAAATATTACGACCATGAACGGCCCGACAAAGGAATTTGAAATGCAAATGATGAAAGGGAATATAGTTCACGGCGGTAATGAGGTGCTGCGCTGGCAAATGGGTTGCGCCGTGGTTTACACCGACGTAAACGAGAACAAGCGCGTGACGAAAGAGAAGCACGAAAGCAAAAAAGTCGACGGCGTAATAGCTTCAATAATTGCCATGAACGAATACGGCCACCACAAAACGAGCGGCGCAGCCGACACCATATTCGACATAATTTCCCTTTCGTAAATTGCGAACCATATGGCAACACTTCGCGACAGATTCAACGCGCTTTTTCGTTACCGCGTAGGCAAATACGACAGCCAAGCAATTCCCAACGAGCTAGGGATTTATGGCCACACGATTAGCGGCGCGAACGTAAACGAAGCGACGGCCCTTACCATAAGCACGGTTTACGCTTGCACGTACAAAATCGCAAGTACGCTTGCCAGCTTGAACCTCGATATTTACGAACGCAACGGCCGAAATATTGACGTTGCAAACGTGCATCCTGCGTTCGATGTAATCAAATACAAGCCGAACGAATATCAAACGGCGTTTGAATTTTGGGAAACCATTATTAGCCACGCCGTGTTAAACGGTTGCGGCTACGCGCTGATTGAACGCGACGCACGCGGCTACGCAACGCAGCTTGTTTGCTTGGACTATTACGACGTCGACCGCAAGTTCGTCAACGGCCAGCCCGTTTTTTCGGTTAAGAACGTCGGAATGGTGCAGCCTGAAAACATGCTGGAAATTTGCAACCTTCAGCGCAAAAGCCCAATCCGCTTGCACCGTGAAAACCTCGGATTAGCGAAAAGCGCCGAGGAATTTGGCGCGGAATACTTTGGCAGCGGCGGGCAAATGACCGGCATACTATCCAGCGACCAGCCTTTGAAAAAGGAACAAATGGATATTATCCAACAAAGCTGGAACAAGGCGCAGCAGCAGGCCGGCACGAAGCTTTTGCCGTTCGGGTTTAAGTATTCGCGAATCAGCATTAGCCCCGACGAAGCGCAATTCATAGAAACGCGCAAGTTTCAGGCCGAAGAGATTTGCCGCATTTTCAGCGTGCCGCCTGCCTTAGTGCAACTGGAATCGCAGACGACGTACAACAACGTCGAGCAACAAAATTTGCAGTTCGCACGCCATACGGTTACGCCGTGGGCAAAGCGCATCGAACAGGAAATTGATCGGAAGTTATTGCAGGCACGCGAGCGGCCCGAGCTGTACAGCAAGTTCAATTTGAACGATCTGTACCGAGGCGACATGCAAAGCCGCGCGGCGTTTTACACGCAGATGCTGCAAAACGGCGTTTTGAACATTAACGAAGTGCGGCAAAAGGAGGATATGAACCCGACCGAGGGCGGCGATACGCATGTCGTCCAAGTGAACCAATTGGCACTTAACAAGCTGCAGGATTATAGCGAAAAATTGGCAAGCAACGAAACAGTATAAAATGGAAGAAAAGAACAACAACCACGAAGCCGAGTTGCGCAAGCAGTATGGCGACGACGTGGAATTAAGAACCGCCGAAGTGCGGGCGGCTGGCGACGATTCGTTAATCGTGGAAGGCTATGCCAGCAACTTCGAAGTTGAGTATGATCTAGGGTATTTCAAAGAGTCCGTAGCACGCGGCGCATTCGACGACGTGTTAGGCGACGACGTGCGGTTCTTGCTGAACCATACCGGCGCACCACTCGCACGAACTACCAACGGCACTTTGGAATTGACTGTAGACGAAACCGGTTTGCGATACCGTGCGGCACTGGCCGACACGCAGGACGGGCGCGACCTTTACAAGCTGATTAAGCGCGGCGATATTACCCAAAGTTCGTTTGCGTTTACGATTGACGCCGACGAATGGAGCGAAGACCGTAGCACGCGAACCATCACTAAGGTAGGCAGGTTATTAGACACGAGCGCGGTCACTTATCCGGCTTCGGCTACGACCTCAGTATACGCGCGAAACATGGCAGCGGCGGCGCAGGAAGCGGAGGAATTGAACGACGAACAGGTAGCAGCAGAACCGGCGACGGAAGAGCGCGCAGAACCTGAAACCATAAAAACCGAAGCGCGTAACTTTACGCAGAAATCAGAAAACAATTTTTTAAATATGACTCTTAACGATTTAAAGGGCCAACGTTCCGCATACTACGAAGAGTTCGTAGGTATCGGACAGAAGGCCGACAGCGAAGGCCGTTCATTGACTGAGGCCGAGCAGGAACGATGCGACAAGCTCGACAACATGGTAGCCGACTTGGACGTAAAAATTAAGCACAAGCAGCGCGAGCAGGAAATGGTTGCACGCATGGCGCAAAGCGGCACGGCATCGAACGCCGAGCAGCGCGAAGTTGAGCGCGTAAACAACAAGTTCAGCCTGTCGCGAGCTATTGCCACAGTAGCCAACGGCCGAGCTTTGGAAGGTGCGGAAGCTGAATGGTCAGCAGAAGCACAAAAGGAAATGCGCAGCCGAGGATTGCAGACAGCAGGACAGGTAGCTATTCCTACCATTGCTTTGCGTGCTGGAGCGGCTGACGACTTCCAAGCGGGCAGCGGCGACGGTTCAGGATTTGTGCCTACTTCCGTACCAGCAGCCATTGAAGCATTGCGCGCACCGTCCGTTATTGAGCAGCTCGGCACAACCGTTATCCGCAACGCTACCGGTAACTTGCAGTTCCCACGCGTAAGTGCTAAGGCGGCAGGAACTGGCGAAGACGAGGTAAGCGCGGATGCAGCTTCAACAATGGAAATGGACGAGTTGACACTTTCTCCACAGCGCGTTGCAGCGAACACCAAGTACAGCAAGCAATTGATTTTGCAAGGCGGCCCCGAAGTTGATGCATTGATTGCGAACGAACTGAGCGCAGCAATGAACGCATTCATTGACGACGCTGCATTCGATGCTATTTTGGCTTCAACTGCTATCAACGTCTCAACTACAGGCGATACTGCTTTGGATGCAGCCTTGGCCTTTAAGATGGAAAGCGAAGTATTAGCAGACCACGGCAATCTTGCTGGCGCGTCTTACGTTATGAGTCCGCTTGCTTATCAACTGTCAAAAGCAGAAGCTGCTGTATCAGGCGTTTCGGCTTTGTGGGAAGGAGGCAACTTCAACGGCTACAACGCAGTTGCAACGCCTTACCTCGTGAACGGTTTGTTGGCTGATGCTTCAACCGCAGCCGGTCAAATGTTGTTCGGAAACTTCGCACAAGGCGCTATACTCGCGTTTTTCTCGGGCGTAGATTTGTTGATTGACCCTTACAGCAATGCAGGCACGGCGCAAATTGCTTTGCACGTCAACCGATTCTACGACTTCGATGTACGCCAGCCCGGCGCACTCGCGAAGGCTACGCAATTGACTTGATTTTAAGTGAATTCTAAGAAAGGGGCGGCTTCGGTCGCCCTTTTTTTTTGTCCGTATTTTAGCGACATGATGACCGTTGAAATAACAGGTACGCCGACGCTCGACAGCGTGATAACGGTTGCCGACCTCAAAGAACATTTGCGCGTTGACCACAGCGACGAAGACACGCTAATAACAAGCCTGCGCGCGGCCGCCATTTCGTGGGTTGAGGATTATTGCAATACGCGGCTGGGCGACGTTACTGCCGTGGGCTACCTCGACTTTTTTTATAACGCGCGGTTCCCAGTCGGGCCGGTGAACTCGATTTCTTCGGTGACGTACACCGACGCGAACGGCGACACGCAGACGCTGCCCGCAGCGAAGTATTGGTACGACATTAAAACGAAGTCGGCGCGCATCACCTTCGACAACGTGCCACAGCTTTACGACGATACATTCCACGCCGTACAAATCAATATGAACGTAGGGTACGCCGAAGCCGACGTACCCGAACCCGTTTTGCACGCGATCCGTTTACTTGTCGGGCATCTGTACGAGAACCGCCAGCAGGTAACGCGCACCAAGCTAAACGAGTTGCCGTTAGGTATTCATTCCCTTGTTTCACCGTACCGCAATATTTTGGCTGTATGAGGTTTGGCACGATGGACAGGCGCATAACGTTGCAACGCGCTACGTTGGCAGCAAATGCGTACGGCGAACGCGCGGAAACGTGGGGCACGCTGGCGACGGTATGGGCGGAAATACAGTACAAGGAAGGCAGCGGCCGCGAAGCTGTACAAAGCGACCAACTTTACAGCCGGCAACCCGTGCATTTTATTATCCGTTATTCGTCCGACGTTAGCGGCGTAAGGCCCAGCGACCGCGTAAGCTACAACGGCGATATTTATGAAATTGAAGGCGTGCAGGAAATCGGGCGCGGCGAAGGTTTAAGAATTGTAACCAGCTTGCGAGGTGAATAATGGACGATATGCAACGACAATTGCGAAAAATTGAAAAGCGTTTAGATCGCGCTGCACGGTTTGGAAGCATCCAGCACAAAGAACTGAAAAAGGTAAATCGTAAGGCGGCGCGCGTTTACGTACCTATTCAGCGAGCCGAGATTACAAATTACCCTGAGGACATAGTAATAAAGCGCAGAAAAAAAGGCGGCGGCACGACAAAAACAATTGTACGCAGCGGCCAATTGAAAGCGTCTATTGGCGTTTGGTTTAGCAAGGGAAGCAATACCGCCATAGCAGGACCGCGAGTCAATCCGGGCGGCGGCAAACGCTTTAAACGGAAAGTTCGCGAAAGCGCCGACGGTTGGTTCGCTCATATCGTAGAAATGGGCGCACGGCCTTCGCAGATGGAAAAGGGAATGATTCCCGGCCGACGCGGGGCACGCTTAAAGACCAAAAACACGGGCGCATTTAAGCGCGGTTTGACCTTAGCGCAACCAGCGGTAAAAAAAGCGCAGGTAAGTTTGTACCGAAGCGAGTTTAAACGATACATGAAATGATTGTAGGAAAAGCGATATACTACCTTTTAACCAATGCGACGGACGTTACGGACGTAGTAAGTACGCGCGTTTACCCGGAAATAGCGCAGCAGGATGCCGACTTGCCCTATATCGTTTACGCCATTGCCAACAACGAGCCGACCGATACGAAGCCCGAACCGTCGAAGCTAGATACCGCGCAAGTTGAGGTTAATATTTACTCGCAAAGCTACACGGAAGCCATCGACTTAGCCGTAGCGGTTCGCGCTGCTTTAGATCGTGTTAAGGGCACGTACAGCGGCGTGAACGTGCAAAGCATTCAGTACCTAAACGAAATAATTGACTTCGACGAACCGCAACGCGCGTACAACATCAGTGCCGACTACGACGTACGCATAAGCCGTACCGACTTCGAAATAGCACAAGGCAGCCCAATTAGCGGCACGAACTTAGGCGAACTAAATGACGTAGATGTAACCGGCGTCACAAACGGTCAGCTGATTGCATACAACAGCACGACGGGCAACTGGGAAGCGGCAGACGACGCGGGCGGCGCGGAAACGCTTGGCGACTTAGACGATGTTAACGTAGACAACCCTTTGGGGGGTCAAAGTATTATGTGGGATGGCGGCTTAGAAGAATGGGTAAAAGACAGCCGCACAACTGCTCTTTTCGATGAGTTTAAACAAGGCTTAGTGACAACGGTCAAAAACGGAGCAGGCAAGGAGAGCGAGTTAAAATTAGAACAAACAAAGGCAACCGTACAGACAGGCATTACAAAAGTCGTGTTGACAGAAACGTCACCCGGTGATATTGAGTTTGTTGTAGCGACTGACGCGAATGGTGACACAGCGTTTACTGCGCTGCATTTAGACGGTTCGAGTACGGCCAATGTAGCTGACCTACTTGTAAAGTTTGGGACTTACTTCAAATTGGAGGACGGGATATATACCCAGTGGATACGCCCCAGCTCAGGCACCACGCAAGACACGGCAATTGTACTACCAAGTAAAAGCGGCGTTCTTGGTCTAGCGGAGGACATACCCACCAGCGTCACTAATTTGAACGATGTAACGAGCGCGGGCAGCGGTGCGATTATTACCGACGCAGAGCGCACCAACCTAACAACCAACACAGCTAAGGTTGGGCTAATTGCAGGAGGCACTACGGGGCAAGCCCTCGTAAAAAGCACGGGGACGGATTACGA